TTTTATTTTCTTCTTTGGTTTCGTCTATTATTAGTCGAATAACATCCCAAACTTCATCATTTGATGTAAATGTGCGAGTTGTGTATTTTCCTTCGATTAAGACAGGAATTTGAGCCTTATAGGGGTATTCGTGATACATACACCCCTCACATCTTTTATCTAATAAGAAGTTTGCTTCGAGAGTGAGGGATTCTACTCCCCCAAGCGTTGATGCTCTTGCACAGCCAATGATAGTTCATTTTTTTCATTTTCTGTTAATGCTCTAATAAATTTATCATCAGAGCCTTCAACACCTTTACGAATCCAAGCAGTTCTTGCTTTTGCTAAATTAGTGATAGCTACAACTTCGTTGCCTTCATATCTCATCTGAGGCATATCGTTACAATAATCAATATCATCAACAGACATTTCTTTTAACTTAACTTCTTTACCTGTAGATAACTTCATTAACTTGTTACGTCAACAGTAATAAGTGGATTAGTTCCATTATCTACTGATTTTAAAGCAATGTCTAGCATCATCATATCGCCTTCTGACAAAGCAACATTTGTGTAAACAGCGTTGTCTACATTAATTCCAAAAGCATTGTCGTTTACAATTACAAATGAATCACTTGTATTAGCTCCTGTTTGAGTATCATAATCATTGATCATTGTCATTGTATTTGCATCGTACTTAACTTGAGCTTCTGTAGTAACTGCTATTTCAGCACCTCTACCAACTACTTCGTATCCTGTAGTCGTAAGTCCTGAAAAAACTGCTGGATGCTCTATGGTTGATGTAAAATTATTTAATACAACTTCTTTACCCATTGCTCTAATCCCAGTTCCACTTGAAAGCATAGGAATATTTGTATTAAGATAAGGTGTTATTGTAGGTTCTGCTGTCGATGCTAAATCAGGTTTTTTACCTGTTTGCAATGTTGCAGAAAATTTATACCTTCCACCTTCTGAAGTAGCATCTGCTGAAATTGAAAAACTAGTGACTACACATCCAAAAAATTCTAAACCTCTTTGATTAGTTACATCAGATGGTTGCATTACCAAAGTTAATGAAGAGCAATTATTACTTACATTTGCTCCATATCTTTGGTCTGTGCCTGTATGATTAGTTGCAACTATTCCATTTTCTGTAGCTGTATTATTAGTTATATTTTGTAGTAGTTGCTTGTGACCTGCATCGCTATGAAGTGTTCCTGATAATGTTATCTCAACTGCTCTTAAAATATTATCTTGAAAAAAATCTTCATCTTTAAATGTTCTACCTGCACCACTCCTAACATCCAGAACTTGACTATTATTTAAAGTAGGCATCCCTACAGAATCAACATCTAACTGTAGCATTGTAGAGCCTATTCCAGTAGCTCCTGCATTAGTAGCATCGGATACAACTGCGACTTTCCACTCTTTTGGTGAAAAAACTTTTGCAGATACCGCCATTATTTATCTCCTTTTTTGGATTTAGATACATCAAATAGATGATCTAGGTTATTTAAATTGCTTACTTCTACGCTTTTGCCTTTTTGAAGTTCTTCCCAATCTTCAAAAGAGCATCCACATTCTTTCCAACAATTCGGCAATTTGATTGATTTATCTTTTAGTTTAACTTTCATACCTCTCCCTTGTTTCTTTAAGATATGTTACCCATATAAGAAGCTCGCCATTCCCATCTAACAACATTTAATCCTTCTATAGCTTCTTCAGCTTCTTGTTTTTCATTTATTCTAGCTGTATTAAATCTGCCATTGAAAAAAGTGTTATTTTGATTGTTAAAAAACAATGCTTCTATATGTGATACTTGACGAAGTATATGTTCCCAAGTATCCTTTTTTAACATTTTTTCTTTGAATGTATAAGATACATCCAAAATATATTCTCTAGTCTCTGCTGTAGCGTTATACTCAACTAAATCAGAGCCTATTGGATTTAGGCGAATTGATTGATTCCCCATATCCTTAAAGTTTCCCGTATATATTGGGATACTACCTGCGAACTCTGCATTAAGAAAAGTTCTAATAGTATCCAAAATCTTTGTTTCCCAAATGTTAACAAATGTAATTGCCATTAGGTTCTAGTCATCCTAATTGAGTATGGCATCCCTGTATCATCTACTGATTCATTTTTACCAAAAAACTCTATTTCCCATTTGTCGTTTATTGTAGCTGTGTCTGCTGTATCCCCTGCAAACCTAATGTAGACATCATTAGCTAAAGGCTGATATTGACCATTTATTGTATCTATATAATCTGCCGTATCTCCATTATTCATTCTCTCAGCACCTAGATTATCTCCATCTTTTTGCCATACGGAATACTTAGCCGTACCTAAAGCACCAGCAGTTGTAATCTTAACTCCTATTCTATCATAGACATCGTAATAATGTCCTCTTGTATCCACTAAATTAACTGACCCACTTACAGAGATTTGTCTAATTACACCTTTACTAGCATCGCCTGAAACTTGCCAAGACAATTTAGTGCTTCCATCATTTAAAGAAAGTATATTTCTATCCGCTTCCTCAAATAAAGCATTTGCTACTTCAGAAGTAGGGTCATTTGCTCTAATAAGAAAATAACAAGCAAGTAAAGCAGTAGTTCTTATGATCGTATAGTCATAATTACCATCTTTGTCTTTGAATTGTTTTCTGGGTAGTCTGCCATCAAGCCTAGAATCAAGGTACTTTTCAGCATTAGATATATAGCGAGTTTTTAGTGTTGCCCAATCATCACCAGATTCCATAAGCATATCATTTGGATTGGTTGCACTATTATAATAATAAACAGCATCTAATGTGGATTCATAATACCATTCCCCATTAGCATCTACTACTCCGCTGTTTGCTTGAGCATTTCCTAAATCTTGTCCATTTGCGAAAAGTTGAGTGACAAGACCACAATTATCTGCTCTGTATAGGTTACTGCTATGGACTACCCAGCCATATAGAGGAGTTTTAGTATCGAACTCATCTATCGATGGATAAATGTCTTTTAAATCTCTTTCTGTACAGTATGCCATATTATTCCTAAGTTAATATGTGAATCTTTTTAATGCAATAGTAATGTTTAACAAAATTAATCTCTAATCTCAACATGAACTAAATCATCAAAAGAATTATCTTTTGTATCTCCATCGCTATCCCAGTCCCCACCAAACCTTACATTAACTCCCATTTGTTTAGCTATACCACGAATCATTCCACCCATATAATAAAAACCATCTCTATTTTCCCAATCTATTGGGTATGGAGATAAATCAACTGCTTTCCCTTCCATGTGCTTAGAGTATTTTACTTTAGTTGCACCTTTAGCCAAAAGCTCCTTTTGGCGTTCAGCAGAACGGAGTCCTTCAATAATAGTAACATCCATCATTTTAATTAACTCATTTAATACATTGACTAATCTAACATCCACCCCTTTAAGCCGTTCTCGACTCCGCCTACCGAACTTATACATTACTTCTTCTTCCCTTTCTTCATTGCCTTACGTTTCTTTTTTGGCTTTGATTTTCCAAAGCCGTATCCTTTTCCTTTTGGCATTTTACACTCCTACCATTTAACTTTATTTGCCCAATAGCTACCTGACATTTTGCCTCTTGCTATATTTTTTCGATGCCTAGCCTTAAATGACTTACGCTTTGCCTTCATCCTAGCAGATTCACCTCGTTTTGGTTTACCTGCGGTTTTAGCTCCTTGCTGTCCAAATCTAATGAGCTTGACCTTGCTTCCAACTTTCGCAAGAACTACATGAGATTTTTTAGGATGCTTAGGGGTACGCTTTGGCTTATTGTACCCTTTTAATCCATATCTAGCTAATCTTGAATCTCGTTTTTTAGGCATTATTTTTTAAATATACCTGCAATTAAATCTTGTACTACCTCAGCAAACTCTTTAAATAGCTCACCTTCTTTTTCTTCTTTTACGAAAGGAATGTTTATTTTATCATTCATTAACTGAGCCATTTTTTCAGCAAACTCATTTGATTGGGTATAACCTACAGCTTGCTCTTTCATTTTATCTGCTTGCTCTTCAGCAACTTTTACTAACATTGATTTAATGTCCATTACTTTTTCCTTTTATTTTTATTCCTAAGTATATTATACTCATTATTGCTACGATACATTGTAATAGTAAGTTAATTTCAGCTAAATAAGCTCCGTAATTTGCAAAACTTATTGAAGCAACTTTTAAACTATCCATTAATGTTTACCCCCACCATTTAATCTTCCAGACATATAACTAATCTTATCACTTAAATCATCTACATCTTTCATTAAAGCTTCATGTCTGCGATCCATTTTATCGTGCATACTACTTTTAAATCCATTTACAGAATCAATTAGTTTTACACATATATTCATAGTATTATGGAGTTCTGTTTTCATAGCAGAAAGATCTTGTTGTATTTCATCAATATGGGTTGTTTGAGATTTGTTTTCTTTTATTAGATTGGTTATCATAAAACCAAAAAGAATCATGCAAATTCCTATTACACCTAGCTCCCCATAAGCCTCTAGCATTGCTGTAGTATCCATTACCTTGCCTCAATGTATTCATATTGTTCATGTCTATAACACCAGTTATCATCACTACTTATCCTGCCGTGATACCAATGTTCTACAGAATCAGCATCTATTATTTCAATAAATACTGTGTTTTTTGTTGTGTCGCTTGGGGTTATTTCTAACCCTGCTACTGTCCACCCTTGACTGCAACTCATTATTGACATACTTAACAGGAATGTCATAAGTTGTACTAATAACTTTAAAATCACCATTCTTTAATACTTTAATTACTTTGTTCATAATACCATCCACCAAGCTATGCTAGTTTCTACAACTATATCAGACATAGTATTATATGCCCATGCCTTCTTTGTACCATAAGTCTCTTCATCGCCTTCAATCAACCACTCAAAGATTTCCCACAATACACCTAGTATAAAAACGCCCATTACACACCAGAAATTACTCCAGTCTAGCCATTGAAATATTTTGCAGAAAAAAGCTCCTGCACCTATATGGTAAGCTGTCCATCCATCTAACTGTCCTGTTTTTAATTGCCATGCAACTAATTTTGATATTGGAGTTTTCATTTACTTACCACTTTATTGTTTACTAATTTATGTTTTGATAGGTCAATCCTCCCATGACCATGTGAAGTTTTCTTAGCAACTTCCTTAACATATTCTTCTTCTATTACTTTAAATGAATTAGATTGCTTTACAATCTCTCCATCTACTAAAAGGAAATATTCCTTAGAATTTGGATATGTTATTGTAGCAGGTGTGCCATCAACTAAAGAAAATGTTTTTACTATTCCTTTTTTATTATTCAAATGAATAGTAATATCATAATCATGGGAGCATTGTCTTATAATCATTACTCGGCTTCTTTTTCCTCGTTTAACGATTTTCTTAACATTGTAATAAATGCTCCTTTGCCAATAGCTAATTGATCTGCCATAA